CTTTAGGGAGATAAAATGGCAACAAATATTAAAGCTGCAATAGCAACTGGTGATGCAGTTCTGACATATGTAGAGGATGATACCACGGTTGGTGCCAATGGCGGTAATAATTTCCAGCCCAGCACTACTCGTATTCTAGCTCTACATGCCTTGGCTACTGCTGCCGGATCGTATTCAATTAAAGGACAGAGACAAATTACCAACAAGACGGCGGAAGGGACAGCAATCAAGTTTCAGGTAGCTGCCAATGAAGCCACCGATATTTATATGGGTGAGATGGGTGTTCCCGTCTATGGTGTGGTTAGTGTTTCCGGTCCTACAGATGGTTGTGTTCTGACTGCTTTCGTAGGCTAGTTATGGTCGCTTATTCGTATTTAAAAGCGGATCTGATTAATACAACAGAACACAGTTCTGTGGGTGCTTTTGCGGACCAGATTCCGTATTTTGTGGAGAAGACTGAATTACGTCTAACCAAGGATCTTGATGATTTTGGATTGGACGAGTATACCACTGTTTCAGTTTCATCAGGGAATGCAGCTACTGTTTCTTTGAATGATCGTGTGCGTGTTGTTCGTAATGTAAATTATAAAGTAAGTACAGGAACTACTGCTACTAACTTACTTCAAAGAACTATTGAGTATGCCAATGATTACTGGCCTGTCAGTGCGTCCACAGGAACACCCAGATATTATTCAAGACGTACTAATTCCAGTATAAAAATTGTACCTACCCCAGTTTCGGCAATAACTGTTGAAATACAGTCTGCTTCTCGACCTCTTGCATTAGCATCTGCAACAGATACTAGTGTTACAACAAGTAACTACTTCAGTGAATTTTGTTATGATGCTCTTTTTTATGGGTGTATGGTTGAGGCTACTATGTATATGAAAGATTGGAATACTCTTCAAGTATGGCAACAGCAATATCAGGTTGCCGTAGATACACTTCGTAATCAAGCTCGCAGAACCAGACAAGATGATATGGCCTTGGCAGCAAGTCCGGCGGGTGGTCCAGACACACTAATACAGGGAGCAAGTTAATGGCACAGAAAAAATCTAAAGTAGTTAGTCCTCCCCGTCCAAAAAGGAAACCATCAGTTAGGGGAGCTGCTGCTGAAGCACCAACCGAAGCTGCTCAAGAAATTATAATCTCAGGTCCGAGTGGGCTAAATAATCCAAAAGAAATGAAAGCTGATCTTGATATGTGGGGGGTTAGTCCCAGAGAGTATAAAAATCTTAAGGGTTCTGATTTACGTAAAGCTTGGAAATCTTGGCACAATATAATGGAAAGTCGAGAAGGAGGGAAGAAAGTTATGAAGAAAAAGGAGGGAAAAGTTATCTATAAGAGGCAGGGTGGCATGAGTCGGGTTGGTCTATCTCCTGCCGAGGAAGCACGATCTGGTACAATGTCTGAGGCCAAACGAGAAAAATATATGCAAGGGGGTGGTCCTATACATACTACATTTCCTAAACGAGCACATCCTCGTACTGAAGGTAGAAAAACAGCGGTAGATTTATTTCCAAAAGTAGAAAGAAAAGCTGGAACAATGGTAACGAACGGTAAACGAGAAAAAGTTAAAGTAGTAAGAGGTAGGCCGTTAAGTTTAAAAGGTAAACATATGCCTTATCGAAAGGGATCACAAAGTGCCATACGAAAAGCACTTAAACGTACAATGTTGCCTGATGAATCTATTCTGGGAACTAGAACTGGAACTCCTGCTGAACGGAAAAAGGATGCAAAAAAAGAGTTAGCAAGAATAAGAAAATTAGAAGCTGCTAATCAAGATACATTATTTCCAAGTAAGAAGGCTGGTGGTAAAGTTTTGGAAACTAAAAAGAAGAAGAAGAAGCAGGGTTATAAAGATCGTAAAGATGAGTCGATTGCCCAGAGAGTGAAGAAGAAGCGTACCAAGAAACAGCTTAAAGCTAGTCGAGATGAGTCTTACGGTAAGTGGGGTAAGGGTAAGGGTAAAGGTAAAATCAGGCGTATTACCAGTAAACAGACCGATGGTAATAAACTTGTAGCTTCTCTTTATGATTAGCCGATCAAGTGTAAGGCAACAGATTATGAAACCACCGGCCAAACGTAAACGTAAAAGTAGTAAGAAGAGGTGGATTCAGGAAGCTATCGAACAGCCCGGAGCTTTACGAAGAAAACTTAAAGTTCCTCCCGGAAAGAAAATAACAGCAGCTCAGTTAAGAAAAGCTTCCAAGAGCAAGAATCCTCGAACACGTAGACAGGCTAACTTAGCTAAGACACTTAAAAAGATAAGTAGGAAAAGGAGATCTTAGATGGAAAAGAAAGTCGCAGCAGTTACAGAGAAATTACCTGAAATAGGAGGTGGTATTATGGATCATTGGATGGCAATAATTATAGGTATAGTTGTAGTTTGTGGCGCTGGTTGGCTAGTTTGGAAAAAAATGAAAAAGGATAAACTTGGCTAGGCTTAGTCAGGAGTAGATATAGGAAAAATTAATGTCTTCACTGCCCGAAGCTTTTTGGAGTTGGACTCCTGAAAAACGAAGAGATTATCAAGACGAAATTAAGCGTACTATGGAATCTTTTGGGGAAGGAGGATTAAGTTCTTTATTAGATCCAATAGGAGAAATAGGTAGAAGAAGAATTGATCCACCGTGGGAGGAGCAAGGAATAACTCAACAACAATGGTATGAAAATAATCTGACAGCAGATCAATTAGAAGATATTAATCGTCCTCGTCCGACTCGTGATATAATGCCTAGACCGGGTGGCGAACCGTTTTTAGTAAGTCCTCTTAGGCCAAGTCCAGATACTCGACCACCACCTGTAATGCCTACTCCAAATCCACCTGTGATGGAACCGCCACCTCCAATCGTATCTCCTCCTCCTCCAGATATAAAACCACTTTTACCTCCAGAACTATTACCAGATAAAACATCCGAATATTCTGGACAGCCTAGACCAACACTTATTAATCCAATATTACCCGGACCTTTACAACTTCCTACAGGTCAGCAATCTTCTGGATTAACATATTCAAGGGGAGCAGCAGTTAAAGCACCCTCTCTTAGACTTAAACATGGTGGATCACTCACAAGTAGAGTTTCACATTTATTACGAATTTTATCGTAGAAAATATAGGGAGAAAGATAATGGTACTGATACGAGCAGATGAAAAAGATCCTAAAAAGGGAAAGAAAAAATTTAAGAGAGTACATGCTAATCCTACTATGTGGGAAAGTACACACATGCGTTCTCCATTACCTAAACTTTTCTCAAAAAATGGTGGTTATTTGAAACATCATGGTGATAAATTTGTTCGTGATGCCAATAAGTATACATTAATGTAAGGAGATTGAAATGCATGGACCACACACATTAATTAAACGACCACCCAATCTTGATGATTTGCTGGGACGACCTACAGGTCAAGGCTATGGCGCTGCCAGGAAAGGACCAGATGTGAAAGGTCCACCCCAGGATGTAGTCGTAGATGAAGACTATCAACAAGGCAAGGCTTTTAAAATAGAGGATTAGGTATGTCTGACAAATATAGATATAGATATAAAAGGTGGCAACGTCTTCTAGAGAAAGATCCAGCTAAAGCCGCACATAATAAAAAATTTATGATTCGTAATGCAAAACGTGATCTTAAAAAACTGAAAGATGCGGGAGAATCTCCCGATCCTTGGCTTCAGAAAATAGTGAGTGAATCAGAAACGAGAAGGGGTAAAGTAACACCAGCACATACAGCAGCACATAGTGCGGGTATAGCACCAGGTACGTTAAAAAACTTGTTAACGGCAGGTTCAGTTGTAATTCCCGGTTTGGCCGGTGTGAAAATTGTCAAGGGGGCTGGAAATATTTTTAAAGTCTTTAAAGATGGCAAACAAATAGGTGGTAATTATAGAACTGGTAAAACTGCTTTAAATTATGTCAAAGATAAGTTCAAAAAGATAATTACTCCAAGAAAGGGTCCAAGTGTAGCAAAACCATCTCCAAGTGCTGCTCCTCCACAACCACCAAGAATTGCTGATCCAAAAAAAGATATTTTTGGAATTGGAAAAACGAAACAAGCAACAGATCAGGCTAGAGTAAGGGCAAGAGCAAAAGTTCAAGAGGCAAAAGCAAAGGCAGCAAGGGCTAGA